CGCCGATTGCGCGCTGCTGGCTGCCTTCGAGGCGAGCTACGGCGTGCTTCCGGCCGACGGCTACACCCGGCTTTCATTCAAGGAATGCGCGTTGGGGGCCGAGCGTCCGCTGGGTTACGACCCGCTGCTGGGCCAGGGCCGCGATGCCCAGGATCCCTATTACGAAGCGGTCAAGGACGAAGGCGATGTCGGCGTGCCGCTCGATGTGCGGGCGCTGGGGTTCTGGCTGAAGGGCCTGTTTGGCGCGCCCGCCACCAGCGGCGATGCCGATACTGCCTTCACCCATGTCTTCACCTCGGGCGGCACATTGCCCAGCCTGGCGCTGGAGATCGGACACGCCAAATTGGCGACGCCGAAGTTCTTCCGCCATGGCGGGGCCAAGCTCGACAAGTTGGGCTTCGACATGGCTCGGTCAGGCGCGGCCAACGCCAGCATAGCCGTCATCGCCCAGGGCGAGGTGGAGACCACCAGCACCATCGACGCAACCCCGGCCAGCTTCCCGCTCAAGCGGTTCAGCCAGGGCAGCGGTACCATTCGTGTCGGCGGCGGCCAGCTCGCCAACGTCACCGGCGGCAAGCTGTCGTTCTCCAACAACCTGGAGCGGGTCGAGACCATCCGCGCCGACGGCCTGATCGACGGCGTGGACGAGACCGAGGCCACCGCCGAAGGCTCGGTGGACATCCGCTTCGGCACCGACACCACCCTGACCGCCGCCATCGCCGCCGAAAGCCCGGTGGAGATGGAATACGGCTTCACCATCCCAGGTTCGGACTTTGCCCTGACCTTCCATCTGCCCCGCGTCTTCCTGCCCAAGAAGAAGCAGGAAATCAAAGGCCCCGGCGGCATCCAGGCCAGCTACGACTGGCGGGCCGCCCGCGATCCGGTGGCCGGCTATCTGCTGCGCGTCACTTTGGTCAACGACGTGGCGGGGTACGGATCATGATCCGTCTGAGCATCCCCAAGGAACCCTACTGGATCGATCTGCCCCACGGCGTGCGGGTGTTCGTCCGTCCCCTGACCACGGCGGTGTACGAGGCTGCCCGGGCGCGGGGTTGGCGCATGGCCCGTGCCATCGCCGCAGAACATGCCGATCTGAAGGCGGCCGGGGCCGATATCACCGGCCTGCCGGATCTGTCCGACGAAGACGCCCTGGCCGGTCTATCACAGATGCTGTTCGCCCAAGGTCTGGCCCGTTCCGCCATCACCAAGTGGGAGGGTGTTCTGGGGGAAACCGACGAGCCCGCTGAGGTCTCCGACACAAGCATCGCCGAGTTGATGCAGTTGCCCCGCATGGCGGAGGGCTTCGTCGTCCAATACACCGAAACCCACGAAGCGGTCATCGCCGAGGGAAACGTCTCCAGGCCCGCGCCGAATGGCACTTCGGCGGCGGGCCGGAATATTGCCGAGGATGCGGCGGAAGCTGCGACTGCCCCTATGACCGCAACGCCCCCCTGACCGAAGCAGGTTGGCAAGCCTGGGAATTGCTGACCGGCAATTTCGGCGCCATCCGGCTTGGCCCCCGTGGCGGCATCACCGGCCTCGACCTTCCCGCCCTGCTGATTCACGCCCAAGCACTCGGTTACGACGATCCCCTGTTGGCGCGGCTGCTGCCTTTCGCCGAACGGGGGATGGTGACGGGGGCGGCGAAGACGCAAACCGAGACCTGACCCCGTGGCCACCAAGTCCGTCTCCATCCGCCTGTCCTTGCAGGACGGCGAAACCGTCCGCCGTGCCCTGCTGAAACTGGGCGAAGATGGCCAGAAGGCGTTGGCGCGGATCGAAGGGGCTGCGCAGCCGGCTTCCCGGTCGCTGCTGGCCATCAATGCCGCCAGCCAGGACATCCAGGGCGGCATGGCGGCCTTCGCCTCGCGCCTCGGCCCCATCGGTTCGGTGATGATGGCGCTGGGACCGGCCGGGCTGGCGGCGGGTGCGGCCATCGGCCTGTTCGGCAAGGCCATGGTTGAGTCCACCATCAAGGTGGAAAGCCTGGAGGCCCGGCTGAAGGGGCTGGTGGGCGCTGCGGCCCTGACCGAAACCACCTCGTATCTCTATGCCCAGGCCCAGAAGACCGGCACCGCCCTGGAAACGGTGATCGGGGCCTATTCCCGGCTGGCGGCGCTGCAGAAGGCCGGGATCATCACCACCGGCGAAAGCCGGGCGCTGCTGGAGGGCTTTCAGTCCACCGCCATCGCACTGGGCGCCTCGTCCGAGCAGTTGGAGCAGTCGCTGTTCGGTCTGGCCCAGGGGCTATCCTCGGGAATGTTGCGCGCCGAGGAACTGAACCAGATCGTCGAGCCGATGCCGGGCCTGCTGCAGGCCCTGGATCGTGCCGCCGGGCTGCCCTCGGGCGGCTTCCGGCAGATGGTGACCCAGGGCAAGGTCACGGCGGATTTCTTCCGCGACACCCTGATCACGGCGTTGAAAGGCTTTGACGCCGCCGCTCTGGAAAGCGCCGACACCGCCGAGCGATCCTTCACCCGCATGGCCAACGCTTGGCAGGGCTTCACCAACGCGCCCTGGCTGCGCGGCATCCTGTCGGGTGGCGCCAATGCCGGTGCGGCGGCGCTGGAAAGTCTGACGCCCGGCACGTCGTCGCTTCAGTCCCGACTTGCCGCCCTGGACAAGCGCATCGCCGAACTGGGCGGCGCGCAGGCGCTGGACAAGCCGCTGCCCGCCGGCACCCATTCCGTGGTGGTGATGGCAGTCAGGGAAGAGAACGAGGAACTGCGCCGCCTGCTGGCCGAGCGCCAGGTCATTTCCGACGATCTCGACGAGATCACCCGCAAGCGTGCGGGCATGGAAGCCCAGGCCAAGATGCTGCGCGACCAGATTCGCGCCGAACAACGCGAACCCACCTATGTGGAGAAGCTGGCCGATCTGAAGTTCGAGGTGGAATGGCAGGAGAAGCTCAACGCGGCCCGCGCCGCCGGCAATGCCGAGTTCACCCGCACCAAGGCCCAGTACGACGCGGCCAAAGGATTCAAACAGCTTGAAAAGGAACTGTTCCAGCAAGGTGGCGTCTACCGCACCCCGGCCAAGGAACAGGAAATCCGCGACATGCTGGCCCGTGAGGCCCAGGCCAAGGGGACCGGCGAAATGTCGGCCCAGGCCCAGGCAGAGGTTCTGGGCCTCGACATCCAGGCCCGTGGCCAGGAGCACCTCGCCATTGCCGCCCGTGAAGGTGGCCGTGCTCAGATCGATGCCGCCCGCGCCGTCAAGGTGCTGGAATTCGCCTTCAAGAACGGCGGCATTGCCGTCGGAGCCTATGATCAGGCGCTCCGCCGCATCGACGACGCCAAGCTGCTGGAACAGAAGAACGGCCTGATCCGCTCGCTGGAGCAGGAAAGTGCCGCCAATGATCGCCTTGCGGATACTGCCCGTGGCTCGGTGGCCGACACCATCCTGGCCGAACGCACCAATTGGCTGGCCGAACAGGCGGCCAAGGGGCTGACCGACGCCAATGGCGAATTGGCGGCCTCCTATGCCCAAGTGCAGAAGTCCCGCGCCAACAGCGATGCCGCCCGGGCCATCGCCGATCTGGAACGCGAGATCGACGCCCAAATCCGTCTGGCCGAGGCTTTGCGCAGCGGAGACCGCTCGCGGGTCCGCGACGTCACCATCGACAATGACGCGGTCAAGTTCGCCCGCAGCCGCAAGCTGGCCGAGGACGATCCCCAGGTCGACGAATACCGGGCGGCCCGGTCGCGCCAGTATGCCGAGGCGGTCAAGGACGAGGCCCAGCAGACCAATCTGGCCTACGACGCCACCCTGCGGTTCAAGGATGAACTGGCCAAGCTGAACGAGCAACGGGCCTCGGGCATGCTGACCGAGGAAGCCTACGCCCGCCGTTACCAGGAGCTGGAGCAGGACAAGCTGGCAGCCAGCCGGGAATGGCAGGATGGCGCCATCCGGGCCGTCCGCGCCTATGCCGACGAAGCCACCAATGCCGCCACATCCGCCGAGCGGGTGATGAACGGCATGCTGAAATCGTCCGAGGACGCCTTCGTGCAATGGGCCACCACCGGCAAGCTGGCGGCGGGCGATCTGTTCAATACATTGGCCGAAGAAGCCCTGCGTGCTGCTTGGCGCATGGCGGTGATCACCCCGCTGTTCGGCGGGGCCTCCGGTGGGCTGTTCGGTGGCTTGATCGCCGGGATCGGCAGTCTGTTTCCCGGCACCGCTTCGGCGGGAAGCACCGGCGGGTCAGTCCCGGTGCCCGACACCGGCAACTTCGCCATCGCCCATACCGGTGGCTTGGTCGGCCTCGACCGGCTACAGACTCGCTCGTATAACCCCGCCGTCTTCGCCGGGGCGCCCAAGTATCACGGTGGCGGGTTGGTGGCAGGCGAACGCCCCATCATCGCCAAGGTCGGCGAGGGAGTGTTCACGCCCCGGCAGATGGATAACGCCGACCGCCTGCTGGGAGCAGCGCTGTCCCGCCCGGCTGCCGCAGCCAACGTACAGATCACTGTCCACAACAATGCGGGCGGCACCGAGGCCAAGGCCCAGTGGTCGCAGGGGGCGGATGGCAGCGTCCAGATCGATATCTTCGTCGAGGAGATCGAAGGCCGCATGAACCGCCGTATTGCTCGCGGTGAAGGCATGGCCCCGATGCTGGAACAGCGTTATGGCCTCAACCCGGTGGCGGGAAGCTACCGGTGACGGTCAGTGTTCGGTCTCGTCATCCGCCGTCACATGCCGGGCCAAATCCATGCTGTCGTGCAGAATGCGTATGACTTGGATACGACCCGTTATTGAACCATCGAATACGATGAAGTGTCGTGCTCGTCTTCCCGAACGCGCCACATGGAGAACCCTGAAATTGTCCTCTAACAGGAGATGTTTCCTGGTTCCAAAAGCGTCCGGGCCATCTTCAAGGATTTGCAGCGCATTCAGAATTGCGTCTCGATAATGACGTGCCTGATCGATCCCGAAATGCTCTTCCGTCCACAGATAGATGTCGTCGAAATCCTTCCGAGCCGCGTCGGACAGGCGGACTTTCCAGCGTGGCGGCATGGCTCAGGCTTTGCGCTTGTTTAGGGCCGCGTCGCTTTCCGTGATCAGGAAACTCCTCATTTCCTCGAAGCTGTCGAAGTCCCGGTACCGCCCGGCTTCGATATCATCGATCCCCACCTGCACGGCGGCACGGAGCGCCTTCAGCCGGGCCTCGTCCTCGGCGTCCCGGCGTTCGATCAGGCGTAGCCCCTCGCGCAGAACCTCGCTGGCGTTCTGGTAACGGCCCGAGGCCACCAGTCGCTCGATCAGTTCGGATTGATGATCGGTCAGAACCACATTGCGGGTCGGCATGTCTAAACTCCCGGATAATCGCCTTGGCATAATATGCCATTGAGGGGCCGGGAGACAAGTTGGCTGACCGGAATCCTTGGACACCATCATGACCACGCTCGTCTCCTGGCCCACCCGGTTGCCGTTGCCGACCTATGACGGCTACGCCTTGGAACCCGAATCCGCCACCGCCCGCACCGATATGGAGGCGGGACCGGCCCGGCAGCGGCGGCGCTATAGCGGCACGCCCACCCGCATTCCGGTGCGCTGGCGTTTGTCGGCATTGGAGTTCGCCACCTTCGAGGCGTGGTTCTGCCTCAAGCTGGCCGATGGCGCCGACTGGTTCTCTATCGACCTGCTGGGTGGGATCGGGATCGCTGGTCACGAAGCCCGCTTCGTCGCCCAGAGCGACACGCCCTATCGCGCGGTGCCGGGTCGTGGCGGTGTCTGGGTCGTCACCTCGGTCTTGGAAGTCCGCCAGCGCCCCATGCTCGACGAAGCCATGTTGGACATTCTGCTGGCCGAGGATCTGGCCGGTCTGCTCGCCGCCATCGACGGCCTGCATACAGCCATTCATCACACGCTTCCCCGTCTCACGCTCTGGTGATCGCCATGACCCTGCAATCGGAGTTGTCTGCCGCCGTCGCCAAGGTGACGGCGGACGGGGCGTTGCTGCATCAGATCGTCCATGGCTCCGCCGATGGCACGGTTGTCACCGAAGGCGGGATTGTCAAAACCATGGCCGCCGTGCTGGCGGACATCGCCGCAACCCTTGCCCAGGAAAAGGCCAAGGCGGCGGCCGCCACCGACATCCTCGACCGCATGGCCAACGGCCCGGCGACCGGTGCTGACAGTCTGGTCGAAACCGCCTCCGGGCCGGTGAAGACGCTGCACCGGGCCATCGCCGATCTGGAGTCCCTGTATGCCGCCACGCCCGTCGGCGAGAGCCTGGACCAAATCCAGGCGGCTTTGGCCGAGGCCCGCACCGTGCTCGGTCAGGTGCAGGCCGAGGCGGCGCAGCTCTCCGGGGCGGCGGATCAGACCGCTCATGTCGTCGACACCGCCCTGGCGGCGCAAAGCGCCTGCGAACAGGCCGCCGCATCCGCCGAAGCCGCCGCCCAACTGGCTGGCGACCAGGCGGAGCAGGCCCGCTCGATCATGACCTCGTTGTCCGACCTCGGCCTGGATGGCGGCGACATCGCCGAAATCCACGCCCTTTGGGAAGAGGCCACCCTGCTCGGCCTCGATCTGCTGTAGGAGACATCCCCTTGTCCATGTCGTCCCTTCACTCGCTCCTTGAGGCTATCAAGGGGCGGGGTCAGACGCTTGCGTCCGTCGAGGGCACCGGAGCCGCTTCCGCCCGCGACCTCGTCTATCTCGCCAAGGCCGTGGAGGCCATGGTCGGCGCCGACGCCCTGCTGGACCTGCTCGACACCGCCGGTCGCCCTGCCGAGATTGTCGTGGTGCCGTCCCCCGGCACCGCAATCATCACCCTGACCACCGATCAGGTCAGCCGCGACGTGGTGGTGCTGCGCCCCGATCAGGGCGCCTATACCGCCACCGCCGCAATCCTGGTGGCACCGTCGCGGGGCTGGGCCGCCGTGTTCGACAACGAGCTGGCGATCCCGCTGCGGGTCAAGACTGCCACCCAGACTGATCCGGTGGAGATCGCCCCCGGCCGCAAGGGCTGGCTGTTCTGCGACGGCACGGTCGTCGATCATGTGTTCGATGTCGCGGCGGCGGTGGCCGCCGCCACTTCGCCGCTGGCCATGCACGGCGACCTTTATGTACGGGACGGCACCGGCAATGCCCGTCTGCCGTTGGGGGCTGCCTCCCGCTTCCTCGGTTCGGACGGCACCGATCCCAAATGGTTGCTGCCGCCGGGACGGCCCAACGTGCGGGCCAAATACCTTGCCAACGATTTCATCGCCCGCGACGGCGACGACAATCCGATCCCCGGCGGCACGGCGGTTTCGCTGACGGCGACGCCCAGGCTGGGCAATTTGATCACCAACGCGACCGTGTTTCCCGATCACGCCAATATCGGCATCTGGGATGCCGACAGCCAGTCCTGCATGACCTCCATCTATCGCGGCATGGCGGCGGTTTTCCAGGATGGCGGCCTCTCGGTGTGGGGCAATTCCAACTCGGGGCGCAACGGCGACCCCAACGGCTCGCACTGGCCGCACTTCCAGCCCGCGCTGTACCGCACCACCAACGAGGGCCATCTGCTCGGCGAGACGCTCACCGATTCCGCCATCAAACAGATCTACGGCAACTACGGCACCACCATGCTCCTGCTGGAGAATGGCGAGCTGTACGCCACCGGTTACGGCGGGCATGGCCAGCAGGGCGACGGCACCACGTCGAGCAAGTCGTTCTTCCAGCGCATCGTCTTTCCCGGCGATGCCGGTCCCGTGCGCTATGTGGTGTCCACCTGCATGACCGGACCGGACAGCAGCGCCGCCTTCTACGCCCTGATGGAGGACGGCGACATCTATTCCTGGGGCTACAACGGCTATGGCCAGCTCGGGCTGGGTGACGGCACCAACCGGACCATGCCCACCAAGATCGCCGCCTTCGATCGCAACGTCCAATGCATCGTCGCAGCGGGCGGCTCCTACGGCTTCGCCCATTTCGTCACCACCGATAACCGGCTGTTCGCCTGCGGCTATAACGGCTACGGCAATTTGGGCGACGGCACCACCGCCAACAAGGCCGCGCCGGTGCTGATCGATGCCGGGCCGGTGGTGAAATGCGCCAATACCGGCTACGGCTCGTTCAACTTCGCCTTCTACATCAAGGCGGACGGCAAGCTCTATGCCATGGGCTTCAACGAAAGCGGCCAGTTGGGGGACAATTCCAGCACCAACCGCGCCAGCCCGGTCCTGGTCAGCACTCTCGGACAGACCGATCCCACCAAGGTGATCGACATTTGGGCCTATGGTGCCCGCTATGGTGCCGGGGCCTTCGCGCTGACCAAGAACGGACAGTTCTGGGCCTGGGGCAGCAACGTCAACGGTCAGTTGGGGCTGGGCGATACCACCAGCCGCCAAGCGCCCGCTCTGGTGCCAGGGGTCGAACACGTCTCGCAGGTGGTCTCGCCCACCACCGGCATCAACCAGTCGACCCAGTACCACTACAACAACGTGATGATCCTACGGCACGCCAACGCCGCCGACCGCATCGCGCGGCGCAACGGCTACCCGATGACGGCGGGTTGGGGCGGGGCATTCGTGGGCACCCCCAACGCCTCCAACCCGACCACGGCGTTCAAGTATGTGGGCTTCCCGCCGAAATACCACGGCCGCATCCGCCGTATCGGCTGCTCGGGCTACCACGACGGCACCGGCAACGCCGAACAGGACGCCTACGCCCTGGCCATGGACGGCACAGTCTTCGCCTGGGGACCGTCCAGCAATTACTCGCTCGGCGACTGGATGAACACCGGCAGCATCTGCCCCCAGTCCCTGAAATTCTGACCGGAGGAAACAGGCCATGAAGGTCTACGCCTATACCCCTGTCGATGGCCACCACTGGCTGCCGACCACCCATTACGAATCCCTTGGCCAGTGCGGCGGCAAGCATTACTTCGCCATCCCCGATGACGAGGAAATCCCCGAGCAGCCCGAGGAGATCGGTTTCTCCCAGATCGCCGACGCCGACGAATTGCGCCGGGTGGTCGAGACCGCTCCCTATTTCTTCCGCTGGCGCGGCAGCGCCGATCTGACCGCCGAGGCGGCCAAGGTCGGCATCGTGCTGGAGTGATCCCCATGGCTGCGGAACAAGCTCCCGATATCTGGGCAGGCGTCGCCACCCAGTATGTCGGCGCCTGGGGCAGTGCCGCCCCCGTCGTCCAGATCGCCGCCATCATCGCCGTGGTGATCGTGGTGGCGATCCTGGCCTGGGCGTGGTCGAGAAAGAAGGGGCAGGAAACCACGGGCATTCCCGTCGAAGCCTTCGCCCATGTGGTCGAGGAGCAAGCCCGCCAGACCGAGGCACTGCGCTCGGCGGTCGAAGGTCTGTCCGAGATCGTCCACGAGATGCGCAAGCTGCTGGAGGCCCGGACCTTCTGCCCGTTCCCGTCGCCCATGTGCGCCTCGGCCAAAGACGCCGATGCCTGATCCGTCTCTCAGCCAGGCGCTGAGAGAAGCCTTCGCCTCCGCCCCGTCCGACACGGTGATCCTGGACACGCTGGAAATCTGGCACCCCAGCTTCACCGAGCCGATCCGGGTGGTGCGCGACCATGCCGATCTTACCGCCCGGTTGGAGGCCGGCGCCCCCCGTGATGGTGGCCGCAAGGTCACCTTCACCGCCCTGGCCTTCGACTTTTCGCCGCCGCCGGTGGATACCGGCCCGGTCCCCGAAATCACCCTATCGCTGGACAACGTCGGACAAGAACTGGCTGACGCCCTGGAAGCCGCCGCCATCAGCCAGGATGTGATCGAGGTCACCTGGCGGCCCTATCTCTCCACCGATCTGGAGGGGCCGCACATGGACCCTCCAATCACCCTCACGCTGACCGAGGTCGAGGCCGACACCCTGCGTGTCACCGGCCGCGCCCGCATGCTCGACATCGGCAACAAGGCCTTTCCCTCCATCACTTATACCGCCCGGCGCTTTCCCGGACTGGCGCGGTGATGTTTGCAGGGCGCGGCCCTGCACCCCATTCCTGAAGAGGCATTCGATGCATTGGGCCGCCGCTTATATCGGCCTGCCGTGGTCACCCCATGGCCGGGGGCCGGACCTGTTCAATTGCTGGGAATTCGTCCAGGCGGTTCAGGCCCGCCATTTCGGCCGGGTCCTGCCCGACATCGCCAATCCCGAGGACATGCTGGCCATGGGCCGCACCTTTCGCGACCACCCGGAGCGTCGGCGCTGGACCAAGGTCGAGATTCCCGCCGAGGGCGATTGCGTCCTGCTGCGCCGGTCTCGCCATCCCATCCATGTCGGAATCTGGCTTGAGGTGGATGGTGGCGGTGTTCTGCACTGCGCCGAGGATTCCGGTGTGGTGTTCCAGCGTCCCGACGCCCTTGGCCTAAATGGCTGGGCGATCGAGGGCTTCTACCGGTTCTCGCCATGAATGCTTCCGTCATCATCGTCACCAATCCGTTCGAGCCGGTGGCCAGCCGCTCGGTCCACGCCATCGCAGCGGGGCTAACCGTTGGGGCCTTGCTGCTCGATTGCGGCATCGCCGAGGAAAGCTGGGCCATCGGGCCGGAAATCCGTATCGGCACCGACATGGTGCCGGCGGATGTCTACGCCCTGCGGGTCATCGGCGACGGCGACATCGTCACCGTGATTCGCTGGCCCATGGGTGGCGGAGGCGGTGGGGGCGGCGGCAAGAATCCGCTGCGCACGGTGCTGACCATCGCCGTTCTGGTCGCCTCCATCTATCTCGGGCCGATGGCGGCGGTCGCCATGGGCTATACCGCCACCGGTACCGCCGCCGCCATGGCCACCGCCGCCATCGCCATGGTCGGCTCCGTGCTGGTCAACACCGTGGTTCCGGCGCCCAAGCCCTCCATTCCTTCCATGAATTGGGGCGGCAGCGGCGCCATCCCGGCGGCTAGCCCCACCTACAGCTTGCAGGCCCAGGGCAACCAGGCCCGCCTCGGCCAGCCCATTCCAGTCATCTATGGCCGCCACCTGATCTATCCCGATCTGGCATGCGAGCCGTACCAGGATTACGTCAACGGCGAGCAGTTCCTCTATCAGCTCCACGTCATCGGCCAGGGCGAGTACGCGGTCGAGCAGATCCGCATCGAGGACACGCCCATCTCCTCCTTCGAGGAGGTACAGACCGAGATCGTGCCGCCCGGTAGCGAGGTGACACTGTTCGACCCGGACGTGATCACCGCCGCCGAGGTCGCCGGTCAGGAACTGGTCGCCCCCAATCTGGTGACTTCCGGCGACGACGGTTTCGTCGGCCCGTTCACCGCCAATCCGGTGGACACCTCGACGGGGGCGTTGGGCATCGACGTGGTCATGCCCCGCGGCCTCTATTACGCCAATGACGGCGGTAGCCTCGATAGCCGCACCGTTCAATGGCGGGTGGACGCCCGCCCGGTCGACGAGAACGGCGATCCCCTAGCCGAGTGGTCGGTGCTGGGCAGTGAAAGCCGAACCGCAGCCACCAACAGCGCGATCCGTCTGTCCTACCGCTACGCGGTCACTCCCGGCCGCTACGAGGTGCGCCTCCTGCGCTTGGACAATAAGGATACCGCCGAGCGGGCCGGGCACGAAATCCGCTGGGCGGCGCTGCGGTCCTACCTTGTCGGCCAGCCCGATTTCGGTGCCGTTACCCTGCTGGCAGTGAAGATGCGGGCCACCGACAACCTGACCCAGCGCTCCAGCCGCATGATCAATGTCATCGCCACCCGTAAGCTGCCGGTGTGGACGGCCGATGGCTGGTCGGCTCCCCAGCCGACCCGCTCCATCGCCTGGGCCTTTGCCGATGCCTGCGAGGCGCAATATGGCGGCAAGCTGGCCGATGCCCGCATCGATCTGAAGGCGCTGCTGACCCTGGATGAGGTCTGGACCGCCCGCGGCGATAGCTTCGACGCGGTGTTCGACACCAGCATGACGGTGTGGGAGGCGTTGACCCGTATCGCCCGCTGTGGCCGGGCCGTGCCCATTCAGCAGGGCGGCATCGTGCGGATCATCCGCGACCAGCCCCAGACCATTCCCGTGGCGCTGTTCGGGCCGCGCAACATCGTCAAAGGCTCATTCAAGATCAAATACGTCATGCCGGGCGAGGACACCGCCGACGCGGTGACGGTAGAGTATTTCTCGTCGCGCACATGGAAGCCCGACGAGACCACGGCAAAGCTGCCCGACAGCCATGGCGACAACCCCGCCAAGGTCAATTTGTTCGGCTGCACCGGCAAGGACCACGCCCAGCGGGAAGGTCTCTATATCGCCGCCAACAACCGTTACCGCCGCCGTCTGGTCACCTTTCGCACCGAGTTGGAGGGCATGATCCCGACCTACGGCGATCTGGTCGCCATCACCCACGACATGCCCCGCTGGGGCCAGGGCGGCGAGGTGGTCGGCTTCCAGGGCGACGTGCTGGCGTTGTCGGAGCCGGTGGAGTGGACCGAGGGTGCCACCCATTACCTGGCGCTACGCCGCCGCGACGGTGGACTGGCCGGGCCGTTCCGGGTCCAGGCGGTGCCCGGTGATCCTACTCTGGTCCGCGTCCTCGATCCCCTGACCGTCACCCCGTATGTCGGCGGTTCCGAAGAGCGGACGTATTTCAGCTTCGGCCCCGGCCAGGCCTGGGCGCAATCCGGTCGCGTCCTGGGCATCCGTCCGCGTGGCGAGCAGGTGGAGATCGCCGCCGTCGCCGAGGATGCCCGCGTCCACGTCAATTGATCCGTTCCCTATCCACCATCCCCAAGCCGCCCCGCCGGCTTCGCCGGCAAACACATGACTGCATGCGAAGCATACGGGCGGCTTTTCTCGTTGGAGACAGCCCATGACCAAGACCTGCACCTTGCCGCGCGGTATCCGCCTGAACAATCCCGGCAACATCAAGGAAGCGCCCGGCGACAAGACCCAGTGGCAGGGCGAACGGGCCACCGACGACGACCCGGTGTTCGAGGAATTCGTCAGCCCAGAGGCCGGTATCCGGGCACTGGCCCGCATCCTGGTCGGCTATCAGCGCCGCTACGGCCTGAACACTGTCGCCGGCATCATCAATCGTTGGGCACCGGGCTGCGAGAACGACACCGGGGCCTACATCGCCCATGTTACCTCCCGCCTCGGTGTGACGCCCGATCAGGCCATCGACGTCACCCGGCCGGAGACCATGGCCGATCTGGTGGAAGCCATCATCCGCCATGAAAACGGCCAGCAGCCCTATGCCCGCGAGGTGATCCTGGCCGGTGTGGACATGGGCCTGGGGAGGGCCTGACCATGAAGCTGCTCGATCTGCTCGGCGATGCCGCCGCCATCGCCGCCAATCCCGTCGTCGGGCTGGCCAAGGTGGCGCTGGACGTCGCCCCCGACATTGCTGGCCTGTTCGGCGATGACGCCGAGAAAGCCGTCGGCAAGCTGGCCGACACTGTCCGCGCCGTCACCGGCACCGATGACCCCGCCCAGGCCCGCGAGGCTTTGGCCGATCCCAATCTGGTGTTTCAGCTCCGCTCCCAGGCCCAGACCTTCGCTCATGAGGAGCGGATGCAGGAAATGGCCAATGCCGTCACTACGCTGACCGCTACCCTGGGCGACCGCCAGAACGCCCGTGCCCGCGATACCGAGTTCATCAAGGCCGGGCGCAACAACATCCGCGCCAACGTCCTGCTGGTGACAGCGGGGGCGGGTATCGTCGGCGGCATCGCCTTCATGGTGTTCGGCCACGTCGATGGCAATACCGCTGTCGGCGGCTGCATCATCTCGGTCGTGACGCTGCTGGCTGGCAAGTTCGCCACCGCCTTCGATTTCGAGTTCGGCGGCTCGGCGGATTCCGAGCAGACCCGCACACTGCTGGCGCACGCACCGCCCATTGGTAAATAGAACTGATCGGACATCGCACCATGCGGCCGACCGGGGGAAACCCTGGTCGGCCGCTTTTCGTGTTTCTGGCCTGCATATATGGCAGACCGCTGATGGGCTCCGAACGGGACCGCCGCCATCCCCACCACCGCTCTCGATCCGTCCCCCGCGACGGCGTCTCCTGCGGTCCCCGCGCTTTCGGGTCCGGGTCCCCGTATCGCGACTGTCTATTCCGTCGGCAGCGACGACATGTCGGCCGCCACGGTCTCGATGACCTTGCGCAGCCCCATCATCAAGTCTCCGTGATGTTTATCCAGGTGGACGGAAATCTCATCGTTGGCCAGCAGCTTGCCCAGAAAGCCCTTGGCCACCACCAGGGTCAGCATCGTATCGCCGTAATCGTCCTCGATCCGGCGATAATCCCGCTGGACGTTTTCCATTTCCCGCTCCATGCGGGCGATATCCTCGGGGGACACGCCGATCGATGGCTTTGCCTTGGCGGGCTCAACCAGATCGTCGGGCTTGGTGGTCGCCAGGATCATCTTCGCGTAATTCTCGGTGCAGTGATTGGCCGAGATCATCATTTCCGCTGCGGCGATCTGGCGGACCGGCTTCATCTTGCGCAGATGCTTGAAGATGGCCTGCCCCACCATCCGGTCCTTCAGAATTTCCACCACCTCGGGGGCGATGCCGTCGAGCAGGCGCTGGCGTTCTCGGATACGGTCCACGTTGACGTTCAGCGCCAGAGCGATCCGTTCCGGCGCCAGCCCTTTCTCGATGGCGCGCAGGATCATCATGTGTTCCTGAACGGCGGACAGCCGGCTGATCCGCTTATTGTAGGTGAAGCCTTCGTCGTCGGTGGAGACCAGGCAAACGGCTTCGGTGCCGCCCAGTTCCTTCAGGGCTTCCAGCCTCAGGTGCCCGTCCAGAAGGACGTAAAGCCCGTTTTCGTCGGAGACGTCCTTTTCCGGGTGAACCGCCAGCGGTTCAATGATTCCGACTTCGCGGATCGAAGCCAGGATGGTGCGGTATTTCTGGCTTTTCCGGACATCCTTGCTGATCTGGCGGGTCGGCAGGATTCGGTCGAGGGGCAACAGGATGGTGCCCCCCTCAAAGCCACGATAGATGCCGCTCATGGCCGGGCCTCCGCAGGCAAACGGTCGGCCAGGGTCTTGGGCATGTCGTTGATCCCCTCCGCCCGCAACAGGGTGCGGAAATGGTCGTCGGCCAGGAGCTTGCGCAAAGCGCTCAATACGAACACCAGACGCTGTTCGGCCATCTCGGCTTTCTTCACCATCAGGGTTTGCCGCCGTACTTCGGCCTGATAGGTCCGCAGCAGGTTCTTGGCGGACAGTTCCTTGGGTGTTTTCTTATCGTTCTTATTGAAGCCCTTACCCAAGGCCCGGCGGCGATCCACCAGCTGGCGCACCCGGATAAACTGATCCCCACGCAGGGTGCCGTCCTCGTAGGCCTGCATCAGGGTCGTCTGGACATCCTGCCCTCCCGCCTTGGCGATCTCCGTCGCGATGTAGATCGGCAGCCATCCCTGTTCGACGGCATTGATCAGTCGCCCTTCGCCCGCTTTCAGCAAGGTCAGGATGCCGTGGACATAGGCCCGGTCGACGCCGATCTTTTCGGCGATCCGCGAGGTGTTGTAGCCCCGCTCATCGAGGATACGGACGGCCTGAAGCAGGTCGCTGCTGGAATGCTGGCGGCGCGCCAGATTTTCCACCAGGCTCATCAGGAAGAGCTCCGCCTCGGGGACCGAGATGATGGCAGCCGGGATTTCCGTTTCGCCCAAAACCTGGAAGGCCTCGATCCGTCCCTGGCCGCAGACCAGATGATAGATCGGCCCGCAATCGTCATTTCCCGCATGGGTGACGGTGATCGGGCGCTTCAATCCGACGCGCGCGATGTTTTCGACAATGCTGGCGAAGACCTTCTTCGAGCGGCTGCGTGGGTTGAGGATACGGATGCGGTCGATGGGAATAGAGCGGATTTCCTCCGGTCCAGCGACATGATGGTTTGGTGGCATCAGGCGACCTCCCTCAGGCTGACGCGCCGGGCCAATCCGTAAAGCGCGTCCAGGGTATCGTGGCGATAGGCGTCAAGACCGGCGGCGTTGCGTTCGGCCAGACGCATCCGGGATACGGTCATGTCCAGGGCTGGCAGCAGGTAGTAATCCTGCACGGCCTCGTTACCGGCGACCATGCGCACCGCGACAGTGATGTCCGGGCACAGGACGGTATCGAAGCGGACTACCCAGCGCCGGGCTCCCGCAGAAGTCTCCTGGCACCGGCTCAGCACCAGGGAGATGGTGAATTCGCCGTTGACCGTCAGCAGGTCCGTTGTGGGATCGGTGAACACCTCTCCGCCAATCTCGCGGATACGCTCGACGGTTTCGGCCACTAGGCGGGGATGCATCGCACGCAGGCCACGGTTGATCTCCAGCATTCGGCAGGCTTGCTCAGGCCGGTAGCCGATCAGGACATAAGCCCTGGTCAGGCTGCCGAACCGGCTGCGAAAGGCCCCGCTGGACGGCATGCTTTCGCATTCATCGATGATCAGGCCCGATAGGCACCCCCGCTCATGGAGCAAGCCATTCAGGGCGGACAGCATTTCCTCGTCGGTCAATCGGACGGAACGATGGCGGATGATGGCCTGGGCGGCATCGAACAGAGCTTGGTCAACGATCGGCGTGAACGCCTTGTCGGCCCGGATCCAATCATCGGGGGCGTTGATGATCCGCTGTTGCTTCAGCTTGAAGGAACGGCGGTTCCAGACGTTGTTTCCGACGTATTTTTCATTGATCAGCACCTGATGGACGGTCCCCCGCGTCCAAGGCCGGCCGAAATCGGTGCGGATGCCTCTGCCGTTGAGCAGGTTGGCGATTTCGCGCTCGTGTCGCCCGTCCTCGACGAAGGCGCGGAACATCCAGTTGACGGTCTCGATTTCCTCGGGCGGTCCCGGCACCAGAATGACCCGGTCGGTCTGGATGCTTTTCTGCTCGCCGCGGGCAAGCTCCTCCTTGGGCAGGCCGGTGTGGTCGATCAATTGACGGCGCAGCCCGAACCCGGCGGAGCCTCCCTGACGGTATCCCAGCCCGATCAACCGCCGCTGGCCGGTGAACACCTTGACCGACAATTCACGGCAGTGCTCACCGGCCATCGAACGTTTCAGCGATTTCAGGACGTGGGAGAGGGGAGTGCGGTCATTGCCGAACGGCTCGGCACAGTAATGGACCGCTATTCCGGCCCAGTAGCACCGAAGCTCATGAAAACCGGCTTCATCGGGGTTTTGGAATCGTCCCCACCGGCTGACATCATAGACCAGTATGGCCGAGAAATCGGCGCGACCGCTTTCCACGTCATCCAGGAGTTGCTGGAATGCATTGCGGCCATTGATGCTCAGCCCGCTTATGCCTTCGTCGGCATAAGTGCGGACGATCTCGAAGCCATGCGCGTCAGCATACTGGCGGATGGCGTCACGCTGATTTTCTGTCGAATTCTCCTGATGCTCGGTGGACATCCGGACATATTGGGCCGCGCGCATCCGCACCTGCGGGGTCGCGCTTATTTCGCCGTTATGTCCGGTTTCGTTGTCCACCGATCCGCCGTACCCCGCGACTCTTCGACTTCCGGCGGTTCGGCCTGATTTGGAACATCCGGATTACTGGTCCGGCGTCACCCCTCTCCGCGTCATCCTTCAACCATAACGGTTGAGGAGCGGAAAAATGTTGCTGAAAAAGGGCAAGACTTTTCCGGGTGGCAATGGACAGCCTCCAGGCGAGACAGATTACGCGGGGATGATCTCTCTGGCATTGCAAAAGCAGCTCGGGACCAGTCATCAGGCCGTCAAGACCGCGATGCGCTGGACCGGGGCGGGGGAGAGGACGGTGAAGAACTGGTTCTCCGGCGCCCATGGTCCCAGCGGGGAGCATCTGATCGCGCTGGCGAGGCATTCGGACGAGGTTCTGGACATCTTCCTGATGATGGCGGATCGGCGAACCGCGCTCGTCGGGATCAAGGTCGCGGAGGTCCGCAGCAAATTGGCTGGTGCCCTGAATCTCGTCGAAATGGTGCTGGGCGATAGCGGGTGAACCAGCCGAAGCCATCAAGCCGAATCCGCAAAGCCATCGGAGCGGGGATGCATGGCCAGCGTCCTTGGTGCGGCTGATTTTCGCCCGCTCTCTATTCGTTTCCTTTGTCTTTGATCCAGTGCGAAGGCGGAATGATCTGACTTCCAAGTGACTGTTTTTAATGGCTAACCTTCCGACCAGTCGTTCTCTCAAACTGTCGGTACGCCATGTCCATCGCCCTGTCCCCCAACCGCATGAACGCCGCCGAGCGGCTCGACGAAATCGCCGAAATTCTGGCAACTGGTGCCATCCGGCTCATGGCCCGGAAGTCCACTCGTTTATCTGCTGACGGCGGAGACAGTTCCGTCGACTTCATCGCCCACCAGAGCGTGTATGGCGAGGCAACCAACCGCAGGGTTTCCCGCCGATGACCAACACCATCCTCACCCAGGTGGCCGAACTGCCCACCTTGCCGACGCCCAGGCTGAAGGCCATGTGGCGCGAACTGACCGGAACCGAGCCGCCGCCCTACAATCGCACCTTCCTGGTCAAGCGCCTGGCCTACCGCATCCAGGAACTGGCCTTCGGCGGGCTGTCGGTGAAGGCCGAGCGCCGCCTTGACGATCTGATCGAGGAACTGGACGGTAAGAAGAAGCCGAAGCCCAAGGATATGGCCGCCCCGGTCGCGGGCACCAAGCTGATCCGCGAATGGCAGGGCGTCCTGCACGAGGTGACTGCGCTGGCCAAAGGGTTTGAATGGCAGGGGCGCCGCTACCAGAGTCTGTCGGCGGTCGCCCGCGCCATCACCGGCACCCGCTGGAACGGGCCGCTGTTCTTCGGCCTGCGCAAGCACGGTGCCTTGGGAGGGAGCCGATGAGCACCGCTGTGAAGCCCCTGCGCAAGGTCCGTTGCGCCATCTATACCCGAAAGTCCTCGGAGGAGGGCTTGGACATGGAATTCAACAGCCTCGATGCCCAGCGGGAGTCCTGCGCCGCCTACATCGCCAGCCAGAAGGCCGAGGGCTGGGTGCCGGTGCCCGACCATTACGATGACGGCGGATTCTCCGGTGGCAACCTGGAACGCCCGGCGCTGAAACGCCTGCTGGCCGACATCGAGGCCGGTTTGGTCGACGTGGTGGTGGTCTACAAGATCGACCGCCTCAGCCGCTCGCTGATGGATTTCTCCAAGCTGGTCGAGGTGTTCGACCGCAACGACGTCACCTTCGTCTCGGTCACCCAGTCGTTCAACACCACCACCTCCATGGGGCGGTTGACGTTGAACATCCTGCTCTCCTTCGCCCAGTTCGAACGCGAGGTGATCGGCGAGCGCATCCGCGACAAATTCGCCGCCTCGCGCAAGAAGGGCATGTGGATGGGCGGGGTGCCGCCGCTGGGCTACGATGTGGTCGCCCGCAAACTGGTGGTGAATGCCGCCGAGGCCGATCTGGTGCGCCACATCTTCCGCCGCTTCCTTCAGGTCGGTTCCGCCACCCTGCTGGTCAAAGAACTGAATGCCGCTGGCCATTGCACCAAGTCCTGGATCACCCAGGACGGCAAGGAGCGCCAGGGCGTGCCGTTCACCAAGAACTTCCTCTACAAGATGCTGGAGAATCGGGTCTATCTGGGTGAGGCCGTCCATAAGGGCGTGGCCCACCCCGGTGAGCACGAAGCCATCATCGACCGCACCACCTGGGAACGGGTCGAGGCGGTGAAGGCCGACAATGCCCCTCGGAAGCGGGCCGCCGCCGCCCGCGCCACGACCCCGGCGCCGCTCAAGGGGCTGGTGATCTGTGCCCATTGCGGTCGGACCATGACACCGACCCATACGCGCAAGAAGGGGCGGCTGTACCGCTATTATACCTGCATGAAGGCGATCAACGCTGGCCACGAGTCCTGCCCGGTGCGCAGCATCGCTGCGGGTGAGATTGAGTCGGCGGTGATCGGACAGGTCCGCGCCCTGCTGCGCGCCCCTGAAATCCGGGCGCGGGCGGAGCGCATGGCGCCCCAGATCGCAGCCACCGACCTGCACGCAGCCCTCGACCGCTTCGAGGTGGTTTGGGACGAACTGTTCCCCGCCGAACAGGCCCGTCTCCTCCAGTTGCTGGTGGAGCGGGTGAGCATTTCCCCCGACGGGGCGGACTTGCGCCTGCGGGCCGAGGGGCTGGCCAGCATCGTCGCCGACATCGCTGCCCAGGTGGGTGAGCGGAGCGCCGCATGAGCGGCGTAAGTCTTGACACCTTCACCGTCCGGGTGCCGCTGAAATTGCGGCGGCACGGTGGGCGCAAACTGGTGATCGCGCCCGAGGGTGCGGGTATCCCGGAACATCCGCGCGCAACTCCCGACGATACCCTGCTGAAGGCGCTGGCTCGGGCGTACCGCTGGAAACGAACACTGGAATCAGGGCAGGTGCGTTCGCTGAACGAATTAGCCGAGGCGGAGAGGATCAACCCGTCCTATCTCAGCCGCATCTACCGCCTGACCCTGCTGGCTCCCGACATCGTCGAGGCCATCCTCAATGGGCGCCAGCCGCGCACCCTGCAACTGGCCGATTTGATGGACGACATGCCGGTGGAGTGGGATCGGCAGCGGGAGAGGTTCGGAATTGTGGAAGAGCTCCATCCTCCTGTCTCATAAATTTTCGCAAATGGGCGCCTTCAATGCACAGGGCCGTTTTCAGCTATCCGTCTGCAAATCTGATGGCTAAAGTAGCTCCAACTGAGGGGGCGATTTCATGCATCGTATGTCTGCGCGCGACGCCAAGAACAGCTTCGGAAGGCTGATTGATCTGGCCCGCGCCGAACCGGTTGCGATCGAAAAATATGGCCGATCCGTCGTCGTCGTTCTCTCGGTAGAGGAATATGAGCGCCTCACCGGCAAGGCCGAAAAGCCGCGCGCGGCGGCAGAATCCGCCAAGCGCCGGGGAGCGGATAAGTGACGGGCCACATCAACAAGCCGGGCAGCCCGGCAGGGAGACGAGCGTAACATGGCGAGCCATTCCGACCTTGCCAATCTGATTTGGCAGATCGCCGACCTGCTGCGCGGCCCCTACCGGCCGCCGCAATATGAGCGCGTAATGCTGCCGCTTGTCGTGTTGCGCCGCTTTGATTGCGTCCTCGCCGACACCAAGTCGAAAGTGTTGGCGGAATTTGAGCGTCGTAAGGGCGGAAAGCTGGAAGACGATGCGCTTGACCGCATCCTCAACAAGGCATCAGGCCACCGCTTTCACAACCGGTCACCGATGACTTTCGAGACGATGATCGGCGACACCCCAAATCTTGCGGGGCACCTACAGGCTTATATCAGCGGCTTTTCCGCGAACGTTCGGCGAATTTTCGAGTATTTCGAATTCACTAACGAAATCGAGAAGATGAATGAAGCAAACATTCTCTACTTGGTTTTGAAGGGCTTCCAGAAGATCAATCTTCATCCAGACGATGTGAAGAACGATCAGATGGGGCTGCTGTTCGAAAATCTGATCCGGCGCTTCAATGAACTGGCTAATGAGACGGCGGGCGATCACTTCACGCCCCGCGAGGTCGTCCATCTTATGGTTGATTTATTGTTTATTGACGCGGACGACCTTCTGACTAAAGAAGGCTACGCCGTCAGGATGCTCGACCCCGCCTGCGGCACTGGCGGCATGCTGGCCGGGGCCCAGTCCTACATGCGCCAGCATAACCTGGCGGCGAAGCTCTACGTCTACGGACAGGACTACAACAAGCGTGCCTTCGCCACGGCGGCGTCCGACATGCTCATGAAGCAAGTTGATCACAATGGCGGCGGCGAGAACATCCAGTTCGGCGACACCTTCACCGAGGACCGTTTCGAGGGGCAGCAGTTCGATTACTTCATCGCCAACCCGCCCTTTGGCGTCGATTGGAAGAAGCAGCAGAAAGATATCACGCGCAGGCACGAAAAGGCCGGACGCGACGATCCATTCGGCGCTGGGCTTCCCAGGGTCAATGATGGTTCGCTGCTATTCCTTCAGCACATGATCTCCAAGTTCGAGGCCGTCGATCCAAAGGCTCAGAAATACGGCTCGCGAGCGGCAATCGTATTCTCAGGGTCGCCCCTCTTCACCGGCGGTGCGGGCGGCGGTGAGAGCGAAATCCGTCGATGGATCATCGAACGCGACATGCTCGAAGCCATCGTCGCCCTCCCGGAGCAGATGTTCTACAACACCGGCATCGGCACCTATATCTGGATCGTCACCAACCGGAAGATGAAGGAGCGCACAGGTAAAATTCAATTGGTCGATGCGCGTGAGACGTGGATTCCCATGCGCCGTAGCCAGGGGGATAAGCGCCGCAAGATTGGCGAGGGCAAGGCTCAGGAGGGCGACAACCGCGAGGATGAGCCCGATCAGATTGCCGAAATCGTGCGCCTCTACGGCCGGTTCGAGGTGAACGAAAAGTCAAAGCTCTTCGACAATGAAGATTTCGGCTACACCCGCGTCACAGTCGAGCGGCCCTTGCGACTGCGCTACCAGATGACGGTGGAGGACAAGGCGCGCTTCCTTGATGCCGCGCCGCATCTGCTTGACGACGTCCAGGCAATCGACAAGGCGCTTGGACGCGAGCCGGATCTCGATTGGAACGCGATCTGGGCCAACATCGTGAAGCTGTTGAGGAAGCGCGGATCGCGCTGGAAGGCGCCGGAAGAAAAGCTTTTCCGTTCGGTCTTCACGGTGAAGGACCCCGGTGCCGCCCAGGTAAAAAAAGGATCTGGCTTCGAGGTCGATCCCGATTTGCGCGATTTCGAGAACGTACCACTGAAGCAAGATATCGATGCTTATTTCAAACGGGAGGTTCTGCCACATGTCCCCGATGCCTGGATGGACCGGACGAAGGATAAGGTCGGCTATGAGATCAACTTCAACCGCCACTTCTACAGATTTAGTCCGCCGCGCAAGCTGGCCGAGATCGATGCAGACCTGAAGACGGCGGAAGAAGAAATCCTCCGGCTGCTGCGAGAGGTGACGGAATGATACGTGACCTCGGCTTAGTAGGGCTGCCCCGCGATTGGATTTGGAAAAAATTGAAATACGTCGCCCGGATGGCTGCTGGTGACGCCATCACGTCCGAGGATATTAGAGAAACTGGCGACTATCCTGTTTACGGTGGAAACGGACTTCGCGGATACACCGAGAACTTCAATCGTAAGGGCGATTTCGTTTTGATCGGCCGCCAAGGTGCCCTTTGCGGCAATATCAACTACGCCTCCGGCGAATTCTGGGCGTCAGAACATGCTATCGTGGCAGACCTGCAAGACAACGCCGAAGTGCGGTGGCTCGGCGAGCTCCTGTCCTTCATGAACCTGAACCAGTACTCGCAATCTGCTGCACAGCCCGGCATCGCCGTTGATGTAATCGCCAATCTCCCAATTCCCGTGCCTCCACGGAAAACTCAAAAGGCGATCGCCTCTTTCCTCAGTCGCGAAACCACCGACATCGACGCCCTGATCGCGGCCAAGCAGCGGTTGCTGGAGCTTCTGGCCGAGAAGCGGCGTGTGATTGTCGCCGAGGCGATCATGCGCGGGCTGAACTCCGCCACCCCGCTCCGCCCCTCCGGCATCGACTGGCTCGGCGATATCCCCGCGCATTGGGAGGTGGAGAGGTCGCGCTGGCTGTTCCAGGAGCGTGACGAGCGGTCGGAAACGGGCAAAGAGGAAATGCTGACGGTGTCACATTTGACCGGGGTTACGCCTCGCTCCGAGAAGGACGTCAACATGTTCGAAGCGGAGACGACGGCGGGCTATAAACTCTGCTTCGCTGGCGATTTGGCCATTAACACGCTTTGGGCCTGGATGGGCGCCATGGGCACCGCTCGCGTCGACGGCATCGTGAGCCCTGCCTACAATGTCTACACCCCGGGCCCGCGCCTTATTCCCGATTATGTTGACGCTCTTGTTCGCATTCCGGTCTTTGCGCAGGAAGTGACGCGCTATTCCAAGGGAGTCTGGTCTTCGCGCCTCCGGCTTTACCCGGAAGGCTTCTTCGAGACCTATTGGCCGATTCCGCCGATTGCCGAACAATGGGAAATCGTCCATCACATCGCGACCGAAACCGCCAAAATCGACCGCCTACGCACCGCCACCGAGAACTCCATCACGCTGCTGAAGGAACGTCGCGGCGCACTGATCGCCGCCGCCGTCACCGGCCAGATCGAAGTCCCGGAGGCGGCATGAAACTCACTAGCCTTTCCCTCGAAAACGTCAGGGCCTTCAAAGAAGCGGAGTTTAAATTCGATCCCGGCTTCAATCTGATTATCGGCATCAACGGAGCAGGTAAGAGTACTGCGCTGGACACGATACGCTTCTGCGCTTCGCATCTGCTGGCCGCACTGCAAAAGATGCCCTTCAAGCCATTTGGCCTCAGTACGGATGATATCCACGGCAAAGCTCCGTTTGCAGAAGCTTCCCTGCACATCAACTTTGCAGACAAGGGAGACGCATTCGTTCGGCTGCGCGAATGGCGGGAGCAGGTAGCCGTCGAGGATACCTCTAACCTTGAGCGCCTGCGCCGGGAAATTCTCGAAACCGCCCGGCCGAGGGAACGGCTTCGCACCCAATTGCGAGAGCTCGTTGAAACAGTTTCGCCGAACGATTCCGTGTTCTTCTACCCGTCCAAAAATGAACTGAAGGAGCGATCGGGCAGGCAGTCGAGCGCGCCATTGGTCATCCACTATTCCACTGCGCGCTCGATCATGAATGAGCAGGCGGAACGTAAATCCGCGGCGGGCACCAGTCAGCTTGCCTATGTTAATGCGCTTCAATCAAACGCACTCAGCCTGCGCCAATTCGCCGACTGGATGCGCGCCCAGATCGGGTTGTCGTCGGAGCGCCCGGCGTCTCGGCATCTTGTAGATGGAATTGCCACCGCCCTTGACCGGTTCCTACCTGGCTATTCAAATCTGAGACCTTCAAGCGAGAATCCGTCGAAGGTCGAGATCGACATCAAGGGCACGACGCTTGATGTGCGGGCGTTGTCAGACGGTGAGCGAAGCGTACTCGCATTGATCCTCGACATCTCCAAACGGCTCGCTCAGGCAAATCCTCGTCTGGATGATCCTCTTGCCAGCAGCGAGGCCGTTATTCTCATCGATGAGATCGATTTGCATCTCCATCCGCAATGGCAGCGCCAGATCGTCAAAAATCTCGAACGCACGTTTCCGAATTGCCAGTTCATCGCAACCACGCACTCTCCGCAGACTATTGGGGAAGTGCCTCACGACAAAATCCAGATGATCAAGGATGGGCGCATCTATCCCCCAAGCCGCTCATACGGGATCGATTCCAGCCGGGTGCTTGAAGAGGTAATGGACACGGCGTCACGCAACCCGGCGATAGAACAGGAAATCGGCCGTATCGCCAAACTGATCGGGAATCATAAAAGTGCAGAAGCAAGAGCTGCGATCGAGGCGTTGTCCGATCAGATCGGCGCCGACGATCCGGAAATAACCCGCGCCCGCACGCTCCTCGACTTCATGGAGGGGGAGGCGTGAGGGCCATCACCAAGGCGGCCGAGCCGCAAAGCTTGGTGCAGCACCGGGCTCAGGCGCACAGCGACTACAACAACTACGTGCAGAAGGATGAATTGCGAACGGCACTTGTCGGCGAGCAAAAAGGACTATGCTGTTATTGCACAGGGCGCATTCGAGCCGATGCCGAGGCAATGAAAATTGAGCATTGGCAATGTCAGGCGAGCTATCCACAGCACCAACTCGCCTACGGCAATCTGCTCGGCGCTTGTCTCGGGGGGCAAGGCCAGGCGGAGGCTGATCAGCACTGTGATACGAGAAAGGGTAACCGCGAACTCCTGTGGAATCCGGCCACTGCGGCCCACATGATCGAATCTCGGCTGCGCTATCTTTCTGACGGAACTGTTGAAAGTACAGATGCAGCGTTCAATGATCAGCTAAATTCTGTTTTGGGTCTAAATTTGAAGTATTTGAAGAATAACAGAAAGGCCGTTCTAGATGCCATGCTAGTCTGGTGGCGTATGGCGCAACCAGTTTCGAAGCAGAAGCTCCAAATGCAGATAGATAGACGCACGAACCATGTCGGCGAGTATCAGCCATTCAGCCCAGTTGCGGTCTGGTTTCTACGGCAAAAATTGGGAGCGGCAGCATGAGCCACGCCAGGCATTCGGAAGGCGCATTCGAGACCGTGATCGAGGCCACCATGCTGGCCAATGGCTATGTGCCGGAGCCTGTCGCCGGTTTCGACCGCGAGCGAGCGATCTTTCCCGCGACGGTGCTGGATTTCATCCGCGTCACCCAGCCCAAGGAATGGAAGGCGCTTGAAGCGCTGCATGGCGAGAAGACCGGTACCCAGATTCTAACCGATCTCACCAAATGGATGGACCAGAACGGTTCGCTGGCGACGCTGCGCCACGGCTTCAAATGCTATGGCAAAACCTTGCGCGTCGCCTTCTTCAAAGCCGCCCACGCGCTGAACCCCGAGCTTGAGGCGCGCTATGCCGCCAACCGCGTCGGTATTACTCGGCAACTGCACTTTTCCAAGACTTCGGAGAAGTCGCTGGACGTGACGCTGAGCGTCAATGGCATTCCCGTGGCGTCGGTGGAACTCAAGAACCCGCTGACCGGGCAAAATGTTGATCATGCCCTGCACCAGTACCGGAAGGATCGCGATCCGCGCGAGCCGATCTTCGAGTTCAAGCGGCGCATGCTGGTCCATTTCGCAGCCGACACCGAGGCCGTGTTCATGACCACCCGGCTTGCCGGAAACGCGACGCACTTTCTGCCCTTCAACCGAGGCAACGACGGCGGCGCGGGCAACCCACCCGATCCCAAAGGGCGCAGCTATCGCACGGCCTATCTCTGGGAAGAGGTGTTGCAGCGCGATAGCCTGCTGGATCTGTTGGCCCGGTTCATTCATCTGCAAATTGAGGAAAAGCGTGACGATCAGGGCCGTAAGGTCAAGAAGGAAACCTTGATCTTCCCGCGCTTCCACCAGCTTGAGGCCGTCCGCTCCCTGGTCGATCAAGCCCAGCGCGAAGGAGTTGGCAACAACTATCTGATTGAGCACTCGGCCGGCAGCGGCAAGAGCAACACCATCGGCTGGCTCACCCATCGGCTGGCTTCGCTGCATGACGCCAGGAATGAGCGCGTCTTCGACAGTGTCATCGTGATCACTGATCGGGTGGTTCTCGACAAGCAGCTTCAGGACACGATCTATCAGTTCGAGCACAAACACGGGGTCGTGCAGAAAATCGACGAAAGCTCGCGGCAACTCGCCGAAGCGTTGGAAAACGCCGTGCCGGTCATCATCACCACTTTGCAGAAGTTCCCATTTGTGTCGCGCCAGCTCGCCAAAATGGCGGAGGAGCGGGGCGAGGTTAATGGCGGTACGTTGAAATCCCGCAAATGCGCCGTAATCATTGACGAGGCTCATAGTTCACAGGGCGGCGAAACCGCGACTGATCTTAAAGAAGTCCTCGGCGGCCAGGGTCTGCGCGAGGAGGCCACGAAGTATATGGCCGAAAATGATGAGGATGATGTTGAAGAGCTGTATCGGTCTATGGCCAAACGTGGTCGGCAGGCAAACCTTAGCTTCTTCGCGTTCACCGCCACTCCCAAGCACAAGACACTTGCCGTCTTCGGTCGCGAGGGAAAGGCTGCGCACCGATACACGATGCGCCAAGCCATCGAGGAAGGGTTTATTCTCGATGTTCTGAAGCACTACACGACCTATGCAACCTATTTCCGGCTGCTGAAAGCAAGCGAGGACGACCCGAACGTTGAACGAAAGAAAGCGGCGCGTGCGCTTGCGCGCTTCCTAAAGCTGCATCCCCACAACATTGCGCAGAAAACCGAAGTGATGATCGAGCACTTCAATGCGGCGACCCAGCACAAGATTGGCGGGCGTGCCAAGGCAATGGTCATCACCGGGTCGCGCCTGGAGGCCGTGCGCTACAAGCAAAGCTTCGATACTTATATTAAGGAGAGAGGTTACGCGATTAAGTCGCTAGTAGCCTTCTCCGGCACCGTGACCGACGACAAGCTCGACGACGTAACCTACACCGAAGAGGGCATGAATCTCGGCGTGCGCGAGAAAGAACTGCCTGAAGCCTTTGCGACGCAGGAATATCAGGTGCTGCTCGTCGCGGAAAAGTATCAGACCGGCTTCGATCAACCGTTGCTGCACACGATGTATGTCGATCGACGCCTTGCGGGCATCCAAGCTGTGCAAACGCTCTCGCGCCTCAATCGCATCCATCCTTTGAAGGAGGATACGTTCGTTCTCGACTTCGTCAATGATCGTGACGAAATTCGCGAGGCATTTAAGACCTATTTTGAAGGCGCCGAGATTGGCGAAGAAGTCGATCCGGCAAGGATGTATCAAATTAAGACGGAGCTCGATGCCGAAGGCGTGTATGAAATTGAGGATGTTCAGCGATTTTCTTCAGTCTATTTTAAGCCGAAGCAGCGCCAGAGTGCGAACGATCATCAGATGATGAATGCCGCCCTCGATCCAGCCGTTTCACGTTTTGAAGAAATGCAGAGTGCCAATCCAGACGAGGCAGAATTGTGGCGCGGCAAGGTTCTCGCGTTCGGCAGCCTATATGGCTTTCTGAGCCAGATAATCCCGTATCAAGATTCTGATCTGGAGCGTCTCTACGTATTCCTGCGCCATTTGGCTGCGAAGCTGCCGAGGCGGGCTAGTGGTCCATCCTATCAGTTCGATGATGAAGTGCGACTTGAATATTATCGTCTCCAGAAAATAAGCGAAGGTTCAATCAGCCTGAATGAAGGACAGGCCAACCGCCTCGATGGCCCTTCCGAAGTTGGAACTGGCGTTCTTCACGAAGAGGCGGTGCCTCTCTCGCGCCTGATTGATGTCGTCAACGAACGGTTCGGAACAGACTTCAATCAAGCCGACCAACTGTTCTTCGATCAGATCGTTGAAGCGGCCATCTCTGACAATGCACTGAAGCAAGCTGCTGCGGTCAATCCCGGCGACAAGTTCGAGTTGGTGTTCCGGAATCTCCTCGAGGCGCTGTTCGTTGAACGAATGGATCAGAACGAGGAAATTTTCGCCCGTTTCATGAACGACAAATCGTTCCAGAAGGTCGTCACCGGCTGGCTGTCCTCCGAGGCGTATCGGAAGCTCAAATTGGTGGACCAGGTTCATACTGCCAGGGAAACGGATAATGCAGGAAATGGCCGGGATATCGGCCAAAGTCCATAATAGCGACAGCGGGTGACCGCCGGTCATTCGACACGGAGTACGCCATCACCGCTTTGCGGTTCATCGATCTTTGCCATCTCAACGAGACATCGTGGTTACCCGATATCGTCTCGCTGCCCAATCCAGGAATTCGGAACCAGCTTGATGCCATCGCGCCATCGCTGCGATATCGACTCGCGGAACCAACCGTCCAGCAATTCGACGTGATCCAAGACGATGATCTGCATGGGCGAGGCTGTTCTGGTGCAATGGTCAAAAAGCAGTCTGTAAAGGCGGGCGACGGCGAGTTGATCCTCGTCTCGGCCATCGACCTCGCCGATATCCTTTTCTGGCGGATAGTAGGCCTGGGACGGCTGATCCAGCATCAAAAAGGCGGGAACCGGTCGGTTGCGGGCGCGGAAGAGCTTGTGAAGAGCCAGATGGGCGGCGACATGATAGCCGACCCAATTCTCTCCGCTGCCGATGTTTGGCAGCATGAGCGGGCCATTTACGGTGTCCGCGACAACGGTCAATCTGCGCCGATCAAGGCGCAGTGGATTGTTGCCATGTTCGAGCGCCAGCGCGCCCGCAATCTCGGTGAGATCGCGTCCGACGAACCCCAGTGCGGTGGTGAGTCGCTCCTCCAGCAAATCCAAATCCAGGGCCTGCTCAAGGGCTTGCACCTCGGCACGGAGCTGGGCAATTTCAAGTTTCAGCCCGTCATCAGATGAAACGATGCGGGCGTTTTCGAGGTAGTACCCGATACGGCCGGCGACGCGCGCCTGTTCGGTGAACTGATCCTGCTGGATGCGCAGACGCTCGTTGTCGGCAATACGCGAGGCCATGTCTTGCTGAACTGTCTTCAGGCGGTCTTCGATATCGAAGCGCTTTGTCTCGAGCTCAGCCACACGCTCCTGTAGCCGCGGATTGTCGCGTCGGACCGAACTCAGTTGTCGCTCTAGACCGATCAGCGAGCGCGTGATTTCGGTCACCGATGGCACCGGGTTGGGTAGGTGGCTTTCGCAGAGAGGGCACCGATCCGCAGCCCCGCCATCGCTGGAGACAAGGCCGATGGCGCTCAGGCGGGCCTGCTGCTCTCGTGCCTCGGATTCGAATTCTGAAACCTCGTGTTCCAGCCTACGAAGGTCCGCGATTTCCTCCCGCACGTCCTGAAGCTCGGACCGCAGACGGCGACGGCGTTCTTCCAGGTCGTTGAGGTCGGCGGCGGGATCGTCCAATGTCGCATAGGTCAGCGGGCGCGGGGTGGCCGCGCTCGCCAGCGCAGCACGCAGTCGCTCAGGTGAGTCCATGATGGTGTCGGCCGGCACCAATCCCACCCGCTTGGCTTCCTTGATTAGGGTTTCAGCCGTTACCGTTGCCTTGCTGGAAAGG